CCTTTAGGCGTTGTACCGTATTGCGTGGCTCGACCTGATAAATATTTATCTAACGCTTGCTGTTGGGCAATACCCTGCGCTTTTTGCAGTGCAGCAAGCTGTTCGGGGGTCAGGGTTTTAGCGGAGGTGGTCATGCTATTCAATCCCCGAAACGAGGGTAGCAGTCAGAATGACTGATGGTATCGCAGGTCGCGTCGGTGAGGAAGGGGCAGTATAGTATTCGATGTAAGTGCTGGTGTTGGAACTGCGCCAGTAAAGCTGAATATAGTCGTTAGGCGTTACATCCACAATGAAGTTTAAAGCAGCAATCACATGGTATGGATCGCCAGCAGACTTACGTGGGGCTAAACCAAACCGGCTGTTGGAGTCGGCAATATCCTGACCATTCTTACGAAACCAAATATCTACGTCTTGAGTGGCGTTGTCGTTGTTAGAAAGCTGAATACTATATTGAATGTTGTACAGACCGGGGTAATCAAAGTGGATCTCGGAGCTATTTAGAATTTTAACGCCGTTAGAAATGCTTGTTGTGTTGTACGTGATAGCGTAAGCCGTTGTAGTTGAAGCAGCCGTTTGATCCGTCGTATCGTAAAAAGACCCCAGCGGAAGCTGCACATACTGCCCGCCATAAGTGCCGAAAAGAGAAAGTAAGTTGTTATTGAGCCTGTTGAAGTACAGACGCAAGACGTTATTAAATTGCTCCTGATAACGCGAGTCGTACTGCGGTGGAGCTAATGGTAGATTAGGCGCAGCGGGGTGTTGGATAAAGCTCATCGTCTACCATCCGGCCTAATATCGATACGGGGTGCTCCTAATTGCCAAGTTGTACCTAAACCGTCAGAAGATATTTCGATAATCATCTGCCGCCCACGGATGCGGGTGTAAATAATATTGGTGAACTGCTCAATCGTAACGGTGGACGTACGGGCAACAGCTTTAGCAGCCTCAGTGTTAAACCCAGACCCTGAACCGTTCATGCCGTACATGGTCATAGTAACTTGCGGTGTATCCGCAGTTGACCCTTGGAATGTTAGATCCGGCACCATGCGCCAGATAAACCCAAACTTCTCACCATCGTCGATGTCAAATTCAGCAGACTCAATATACGCAACAATCGGCAAAGTTGTAGCCGTTTCGTTATCGTCGATACCATATTCATGGTTAACAAGGTTGTAGTTATAAGTAGCCGCTTGTGGGTAAGCACGTAAACCAGAATCAATCCAAGCTGTACGTGCCATCGTACCGTAATACCAAACATCTTCTACGTAGTTGTACACCACATAAGCATCGACCGCAGTGACGTTAGCGGTACAGTAAAACCACCATACTTCATTAAAGCCTTCGTTAGTACCAGCAAATACTTGCTGGTATTGGTTTTGGTTTAAGTTTCCAAAAACATGCCGACGAAGATCGCAACGAAGGGTTTGTACGCGACCGTCATACACATAAAACTTATCAACGCCCATCCAAAATACACGCCCCGAAGCAACTGCTGCGGCGTTCTGGCTAACAATTGAAACATTATCACCAAGCAATTGCGAAGACCAAACAACAGGCGCACCAACATATTGAAGCGAGTAAAGCGAAGAATCGGTCCACACTACAATTTCTTGACGTGTTTGAGCCGCAGTAATAATCTGCGAGCCGTGTGATAAGCGTAGAGACCTTGCTTGGTTGAGCGTTGAAGGCACCCAATCAACCACCGACTCTTGATTGCTCCAGCGAATAAGCATGGGGTCAAGCACTGCACTGTCGTAATCTGTCGTACCAAACAGCAACACAAACCGAGAAGTGTCAGATACAAGGATGTAATTCTGTAAAGTGGGTACGTCAACTAAAAGGCTTACGCTGTGAGTGCCAGATTGAGAACCTGATGTATCAATAATTGCGCCTGTGGGGGTAGCTGAAAGGTTTGCCGTTGCCCCATCAACGTTACGTAAATAATAGGTTGTAGCTGTGGACAAGCCTGTCGGTAACGCACCTGTCGTGGAAAACTGCACGGCTGTGCCTTCAGCAAGTAACACAGAAAACGTAGCTACACAGGGTGTAGCAATTGTGAAAGTTACAGTACCCCCCAGCGTATTGACGTTTACACCTCTAGTGGTAACACCGTTTGTGGCATCCCAGTAATACAACCCACCACCGCGAGGGCCAAAAATAAGATCTTCCCCCCAATTATTAGCTGACCAAATACGAATAGAGATTGAGGAAGTAAGCCCGTTACCCCAAGATCCAAGTCCCCACCAACTAGCACCCCAACCAGAAAGCGGTTCTTGAATAGCTGGGCCTACAGTTAATTGAAACGCAGCAGATACACTAGCACCACCATAAGATCCGGCGCTGATAGCACTACCTGTAGTTATTGTAAAAGTTGTCGTTGTAGGGACAGTAACGATTTGAAACTCAGCGTTAAACGTTGTGTCGTACGTACCTGTAGCCCCAGAGAAAGTTACAAAATCCCCAATCCCTGCACCATGCGCTGAAGTGGTTGTAACGGTAACAGTGGTTGTACCATTACCTGTAAAAGGATTATTAGGCAGTGTCACAGTTGAGCGAATAGGTGTGATGTCGTTATAAGACCCATCACGCTCGATGTAATACTTTAGGTTTGTACCAACACCCATGAGGTTTTGAAATGTCAGCGTAACCCAATTCCACAAAGAACGACAAATACCTTGAAATGTGTTTGCGGAAATGCGCTGCCAACCACCAATTTTTTCAGGGGTGCCCTGACGAAACCGTACTTTGTCACTAACGTACCAGCCGTTTTCGTTGGTGTACCGAGTGTTTTCTTTGTTAACCCCCGGCTTAAACAGGATCTTCTTGAGCATAGCTCACCTCATCAAGGCAGCTTCGGCGGCACGGCGACGAGTAAGACCGGGGAGGACTCGACCCGCAGCTTTATTCCAGAGAAGGCACTGATCTGCTGCACCATCCCAATCTCCCGCATCAACCCGCTTTTTGAACGTGGAAACTCGATAATTCCCTAAGCCGCAATTGTATGCCCAGCTTGTCACGGCGGCAATCCGTCGAGGCAAAGCGGTTGCTAACTTAGGCGAAAACTTTAAAAGCCCACGCACAAAATACTCAACATGATGGTCAAGCGCATCTTCACACTGCTCAATCGTCCAAATCGTTCCCGGCTGAATCTCTGGCCCAGTTGCCCCCCAACCAATTGTCCAAGGATGCCCACGGGTTCCGGGATCTGGGTAGGCTGTTACTCGTCCGTCAGGCAAACGCTTTGCCAACCCTTCAAAGGGTTTGATGAGAACATCTTTGCAAAGCTTTTTGGCTTCATTCACCGCCGGACCTTTCCTTCACCAACTTGTTAATCTGCTCCCATAAAGCAGTGATCTGTTTGTCGTAGTTCTTTTCTAAGTAATCAACCCGCACTTTAAGTGTGACCGCATAAGCCGCGATACCTACTACCGCAACCCCCAGAAACCAGACTTTGGCGAGGGATTCGGCAATCGTTTCCATTACGACTTCTGATACTTCTCAATAGACCGTCCTACAAACCAGAACGTAAGCATCATGTTCAGCATGGCGAAGTCATCCTCGTCGTAGCTTTTGGTTAACACTTCAGCCCAGTTAGCGTTGGTCTGGAAGGCAATCGTCAACCCAGCAGCTTTGACGGCCACATAAACACCAAAAGCAATCCAAGTAAGACCGGGGCGGGTAATAGCAGTGATAAAAGAAGCGAGCCAACCAGCCTCTTTTGCGGTAGCGGCCTGTTCCTTAAATGCCTCCTTAATCGTATCCATTTGCTGTATCGAGTAGTCAACATACTTCTCCTCCATCTTGAACTCACCCCGCATCTTCTCCAAATCGGTCTGGAGTTGGAACATGCTGAGTTCGTGCTGGCGCTCATTCTTTTTGTCCATGAACTTGAGGATTTCAGGCGCAAGCCGAAAGATGCCACCGAAGATGGAGCCAAGCAAACCACCACCGAGTAGTTCAAACATGGTTACCCCCTAGCCGTTACGATGTCGGCACCTTTCTTAACCGTCACCTTGCTGCCTTCAACATCCACTTGCATGGGTGGCTCGGCGCGGTCCAGCTTGTCAAGACGGTGGATAAGATCCTTGATGACTTCAAACTCGGGCTTTTCTTGCTTCGCAGCAGTACCGGCGATACCGTTGAGCATTTGGATAAGTGCAGTAAGTGAAGCGCCAAGCAGACCCATCACAGCAGCAATTTTCTCGCCTTCTAAAAAAAGGGACGCACCCACGCCTACCAACACGATCATGAAGATGTAAAGCAGACCATCTTCACCAATAGCTTTACCAGCAACTTCCTTAGCAGAATCTTGAGCCTTGAGTTCCTCTAGCTTGATCTTAGCTTGCGCTTTGAGAACCGCTAATTCGTGGGTTTTATCGTCCATCATGTCCCCAGAGCATTCAAAAAGATCAGTTGTGTTAACCGACTATTGGTCACGTCGGTCCCAAAATGTTCACCCATTGAATGCCACATCCACGGGCGAAACAAGACAAGACGATTGGTGCGAATCGGCGCATCAAACACCGGTTCCCACTGATTTTTTTGCTTTCCCTCCGTCTCAAAAAACTTGAGCATGTCATCGTGCGTTGTCACACCAATGGCTTGCGCTTCTAGGTGGTCCTTGGGTGCTACTTCCATGCCTGACTTGCGGTTACAGACCAAGTGATTGTTGCAGGCATGATATTTCCTTTCATTAAACGGGGCCAGAAGATGCGTTATCAATAAAAAGTTTAAGCATTTCCGGCGCTAACCGGAAGAGGCCACCAAGCAAACCACCGAATAGAGATTCAAGCATCAACTACTCCGTTCCGCTGTCGTTAACTTGACCACCAAACTTTTTAACAATATTAAATATTCTTGTATTATCTTCTAGTGCTATAAACTCATGAAATTCATTTGGCTTAAAATCAATAAGCTGCCCGGCAACAACTTCAATATCCCAATTTTCAGAAAAAACTTTTAACTTACCTCTAGCAACAATCGTAATGTGTACATCGTTTTCTGTGTGATTGTGCTTTGGCAAAATATCTCCGGCCTTTTCAAAGGTGTACATCATTCCTTGCAAGTCCCCAAGACCTTTGAGGATTTCAGCCAATAACATTTGGGGTAACCCCAAGCTCTTTAGTATTAAAAATTGAAGCTGTAAGAGCTTCTAGCCTATCTATTTCTTTTTTGTCTTCTTCTGATGCTTCGTTGTACTCCCATACATCAGAAACCACACCGTTTATCCAATCATATCTTGATGATTTTACTGTTTGGTATTTATTAGGTGACGGCAAAATACGACAAAACTCTGCCCAATCAGGGCTTAAGTTGTTTAAATCTTTATCTGGGAAAGCTAGTTTAAAATTTTCAATTGCAATTGGATGCCCAACTGGCTGACCATTTTGAATTTGTATAACGTATTTCATTACAGGTCTCCAGTATTGGTTGATGGAAATGATCTAGTATTGCCCGGCCATAAAATACGAACAGCCCCACCAGCACCAGTACCCCCTTGTGACCCACTATAAATAACTCGTGAATCGTAGTAGCCGCCTCCAGCTGAACCTCCCCCACCGTAATTTCCTCCGGGTTCGTACCCGCCACTTGCTGGGCTTTGAGGTGGTGAGGCACCTCCGCTTCCGCCTCCACCTCCCGGGCCTCCAACATAGCTAGGGCCGGCATACCCACCGCCAGATCCGTTAGATCCAGAACCTAAAATGCCAACACCACCGCCGGAACCTCCAGCAGCTCCTTGTTGATATGTAAAAGGTGGGCAGCCGAAAACTCCCGCAGAGTATCCACCTACCCCGCCGCCTCCTGCACCCCCTCCAGCACCGCTTGATCCGGCTGTGCCACTAGTTGAGCTAGTTATGTCGCCACCTTGGCCACCATTTCCAGAATAACCTCCGGCGCCGCCACCTCCTGGCCCTGCTGACTCTTTAGTAGCTCCAGACCCAGAAGAGCCACCATTTCCACCTGAACCAACCAAAACAACGCCGCCGTTTGCTGAACTGCTTGCTTGACCGCCACCGCCTGCAGAAACTAAATCCGTCCCGCTCCTAGAAAATTTGCTGTCACCTCCGCTAGTGGAGTTGCCGTACATTGACCCTCCAGATCCTGCAGCGCCAACTGTAACCGTAAGACTTTCACCCGGAGTAACAGAGATATTGTTTACATATGCCAGCGCCCCGCCACCACCCCCGCAATAACTGAAATTTCTTTTATTATAAGGCTCTCCGCCGCCTCCGCCGCCCACACAAACTACAGAAACAGAAGTCACTCCTGATGGAACAACCCACGTATAAGTGCCAGCGGTTGTATATGCTTGTTGTCCTGGGGGCGCTCCAAACGATCTCTGATTCATAAAAACAGCTTGCGTTACTCCTGTCATGTCAGACCGCTCCCTGAGATAATCCAAGTTGTTGATGCAATTTTTACCGCTGTAGCAGAGCCATACTGAGCTAAAGTTCTGGTTCCTGTTGTACCAGCAGATGACAAGTACATGGTGTCAGATGTAATTGCGATGCTTACGCTAGTAGCGGACAAATTAATAAAAGTCAACGCCGTACCAATTGCATAAGATACACTGGAGTTTGCAGGGATTGTCCAAGTTGCAGCAGAACCAGAACCTCGATAAATGTGTTTGCCTGAATCAGCAGCTACAAGCGTATAGCTGCCTGTTTGAACATTTTGCGGGATGTTTCTGAATCCGACTGCATCCGTGCCATCAACAGTGCAGTTTGAAAGCGTACCTGAAGTCGGCGTACCAAGAACGGGGGTAGTCAACGAAGGAGATGTAGCAAAAACAAGCGATCCTGAACCTGTTTCGTCCGTTACAGCCGCTGCAAGGTTGGCCGATGATGGCGTACCCAAGAAAGTCAGAATACCTGTCCCGGTAGTTGTGGACGTAATCGCTGTGCCGGAACCGCCACCGATCAGCAACGCACTTGCTGTCAACGTACCTGACTGAGTAACCAACCCACCTGTCGTATTAACTGCATTACCAACGGCTGTGACAACACCCGTGCCTGTAGTCGTCGTTGTCGGAGCAGCACCAGCACCGCCACCTAAAACAAGTGAACTTGCAGCAAGCGCACCAGAAGAAGCGAGTGTACCTGTGGCTGAATAATATAAAACACCACCCGAAGTGCCCGACGTTAGTCCCGTACCCCCATTAGCAACGGGGACCGTTGGACCAATCGTGCCAACTAAAACATAATCTGCTGCAACAGTATTGTAAGCAACCGTAGCGGATTGATTAACTCCAAGCGTTACACCGCTATTCGCACCTGCCCTAATTTGTACTGTATACGTGGCATTACGATTAATTACGTGATAAGTACGATTTGAAGAGGGGGCCGTAATAACTACGTTGGCAGATACCCCCGCAGCAGGAACAACAAGCGTTCGGTATTGCGCTGTGGTTGTCGTAATGCCTGTAGCGGAATTTGTGCCTGTAGTATTGGCTAAAGTGCTCGACGCCGT